CAACCTTAAACGTTCTTGGGTTCGAATACCGAATGTACGACAAATCTTTCCAAGAGAGACGCTGAGGGTCAAGTAACGGACCTTTAGGGTACGGTTTGGAGTCGAATCGCCTGCTTTTTGGACCATCATCCAGTTCAGGATAATACGCTTTGTACACAATGTGCTTGTATTTAGAGGATTTGACTGGCTCCATAGCGTTCACTGCTTCTGGGGTGGTCATGTCCATGCCGTCGTAGTCTTCATCGTCAAGGTCGTACGTGATTTTGTTGAGACAATGGGCGTAAAGGTCGCCTGAACCCAGTCTTTGCCCCACTACAGCAAGTAATCCTGATGGGTCGACACGTGCTTCGGCTACTTGGTCCCAACGTTCCAACAGTTTGTCACGGGTGTTGCCTTCACGGGCGTTATCTACAGAGGCTACGTCGTCGAAAAGGCATAGGTCGGCACGGTGTCCAATGTATTCTGAGTCAATACCATACGCACGGACGGTTGGTTCTTTGTTGTCTAGCCCGTTTCCGTCTAGTTGTTCCACTACGAACTCTTCTGCACGCCACAAAGCGCCTTTGTCTGAGGGTTTGAACCTGCCGTAGTCCACAGACAGGCATCCCTCAGCATCAACTGCTAACCCTTTGCGAACTATTTCTGGGTCTGGTTGAATTGGTTGCTGCCGTTCCAAGGTTTCTCGGATGCGTCGACTGTATTGTTTTGCCATTGCCTGTGAAATGGACCCAATCATCACTCGGATGGCACGGTTGCGTACGATTGCCCATACTGCAACATCGTGGAACAGGGTGGATTTGCCTGCTCCTGGTGGGACGTTTAGGACAACGAATTCTTTTTCGGGGTGTTCCAACATTTCTACAAGTTTGAGGGCTGCTTCTACTTGCCACGGGGATGGTACTCGTCCTAGGTAGTGTTTGCGGAAGAAGTCGAAGTCGTCTAATCCGCGTTGAGCGTTTTCGCAGAGACGGTGATGGGGGATGGCTGGGAGCAGGTTGTTGGCTTCGTCTAGGTCTTGTTCGTATTGGCGGTGTTGTGCGCCACCTTCACGGGATTTGGTTTTGGTGACAGCAAGTACGGCTGCGTCTAGTTTGGCTTTGGCTGCTTTGGATTGGGCTAACCAACGTGACCCTGTGTTGATGTGTACACCTGAGATGCGGGACGCTTCGGTGATTGAGGAGCCTGCTGCTATGGCTGCGAAGAATCGTTGTTTGTCTTCTGGTGCTACTTTTCGTTTGGTTCCCATACAGGGTTTACCTTACTACTTGTTCTTTAATGAATATATTCCGCCACCAAGGAGTGCTGCACCTTTAAGAACTCTTTTGCCTGTTTTAATATCTTTAAGCATGTTCATACCGCCTGCTGTCGCGCCGCGTGCTGCTGCGGTGGAGATTCGTGCTGCGTTGGCTTCTAGCCCTGTGAGGCGTGCAGCGGTTTGTGCTGCGGAAGCAAGTTGGGTTGAAGCCAAAGTTTTGCCGAACACAGTGTTTGAAATGTAGGTTCTGCCACCTTCACGAATTGACCCTAATCCTTTGGTTGCTGAAGTCCATGCGGCGTTCCCTGCGCCTTCAACGGCTGGTGCTACGTAACGTCCTAACAGTTTTGATGTTACTTTCCCTGTGGCAATAACGGGTATTGACCCTGCTTTGGCTGGTAATGAGATACCGATGAGGGCTGCGTTAATTACGTTTCCTTTAGAAAGATTCGAACCAGCCAACGAAGTTCCTAATGGCGTTGAACTTCCAGCGAACATACCTTTGTCTGCGCCTTTAGGTGTTGGTCCAACATAACTTGGTCCTGAACCTTTAGCAACATACGTTTTCCCTGGGGCACCAATGGTTGCGGATGATACTGCGGCTGGTTTGTAGTTTGCTTTGAAATCTGCAAGCGACATACCGCTAGTGTCGGATTTTGCTGATGTCGATTTTTTCTTCGATGCCATGTTGTAAGAGTAACATAATGTCTGCTATCATCTAACCAACTTCATCAAGACCCTCATGTCGGGAAGACACAGGGCACCCAAGGTCGTACACCTGTTGCATGGTGCGGGACGAAATACATATGGTAGGGGTGGGGGTTGCCTCGGCAGATGCCCAGTTACGCCATAAATTACCGTCAAGTAACCTACCGTACAGTAACATTCCGTCCCGCAACCTACCCAACAGTAACCTACCAGCCAGTAACATACCCGATACTGCAAACAAAAAGACGCATAGTGCTAACTTTAGTTTGCATGGCGAGAGGTCGCCTATGGGCTATCTGTTTGTGTGATGGTTCACCTATGTCTATCTGTTGGCGTGATGTGTGGTCATGTGTTCGGGGTGTGACGAATGTCATAAAGATTTTTTCTCGATTGACTTGCATTTGTATCACCTATGCGCTAGAGTTGTATTTGTAAGGGATAAGCACAACTACTACCAATAAGGGGACACAATGACAAGGAAACACTATAAAGAGATAGCAGAGGCTATCAAGATTATTCGTGAGGATTGCGTAGGAGAGGGCAAGGGTGCTCTGGCAGACTTGGCAGAAGAACTCGCAAACATTATGAAGAGAGACAACGCCAATTTTAAGCGTGACCTATTCCTAGAGGCTTGCGGTATCGAGTCCTAGCAAATACCCCTAGCGCCTTGGGCGTGGCTCTTCAATGAGCACTAGGGACAATGCCCCAACGGGCAGAAACCAACAACAACAGACAGGGGAAAGCATGAGAGAAGAATGGGAAGGTGTAGAAGATGCACTCACCGAAAAATCAAAAAGATACTTCCAATGGTGGGAGATGAAAGAGCGCCACGAAAAGGAGTTAGCAAAACTACAAACAGCGCAAGCAAAAGCGGTCATATCGTTAGTGGCGCAACATATGGCAGAGCGTGACCAACTAAAGAAGGGCAACCAATGACCTACAGAACACTAATAGGCAACACCAATGAGGACGGCATTGTGTCTATCGCATCGCAACGGGTGACACTTGACCGACAACTAGCCGAAGAATTGGCGGAACATTGGAACAACAGAATGTTAGGGCGAGAACATGACGCCATTGGGACACTCTCCTATATTGCCGTGCAATGCTTAGAACATGAGGGCGCACGATGGGAGACTCTGACAGAGTACGAAATCTAAAGCAATTGCCCCTAGTCCGATACAGTCGGCACAGGTTCATGACCTACTAGGGGACGACAGTAAACCAACAAACGAAAGGGAAAGCATGAGACTGTTAGCAGAATACAGAGAGTTCATTGTCGGTCTAGCCTGTATTGGGCTAGTGATGACAGGGTATTACATAGGCAAACTAGAAAAGGGGCAGAAATGAACGAAAGCAAGACAACTTGGGAGAATGTCCGCTACATGGAAACATTGCGGAGACTGACCGAAGAATTAGAAGAAGCCACAAAGAACATGGAAGAGTTCTTAGAAACAGCGAAGAAAACAGGCTACCAATGAGCACAGCGCAAGAACTGGCACAGAACATCGGCAAGACTGCCCTGCTGAGAGTATCGGGGACGAGTCTATGGTTCGAGGTAGAAATTATGGATGCCCGCCAGCGGTACGGCAACCTTGATTACAAGGTGAAGCCCGTGATGGGTGAGGGTGAGCAGTGGCATCAGGCGGACAGTATGAAAGTGAGGTCATGAAGTTACCAGCGGGTAACAAGTAAGTCGGGTGACTGGCAGACAGGCGGGTTCGAGTCCCGCCCACCCACGATAGCAAGTTAGTCCTTGACATCACATAATATCCGTAGTACAGTTAGACACAACAACAACGAAGGGGAACAGCAATGAAAGCAACACGGAACGACATACTTGGTCTAATTGACTACCTAAACGAAAGCGACTTCGACAGTCTTGCGTTATATGAAGATGCGCTTGAATGGCACACACGATGCGTCAATTGGGTCACAGAAAAACTAGAACAAGATACAAACAACAACGAAGGGAAACAGAAATGAAAGCAACAATTACAGGCACAGATAGGTTGAACGGTTACGACAAACGCCAACACCTAATCGTAGAGGTGTCATCACCGAAAGCGAAGGGCACAGTCAGGGTGCACACAATGAGCACTACGGACAGGCTACGAGTAGAGGGCACACTGGTTCTCAATGGTGGCGAGCGTGAGATGCACGCAGGGCACGCCTGCAAGAACGCTAACGGGGAATGGGTCGGCGAAGCAAACCGCCACTCTTTTAGTTTCATGTCAGCGCCAGCCACAGCGAAGCAGATAGAACTAGCCAACCTTGTTATCGCCGAGGTATGCAGGATAGCAGAACAAGACGCCCCGTTTCATTGGGAGATGATGAACACCGAAAAATACTATGTCGAAATGGATTTAGAGAGGGCGCAGGAAAAGGTAGAGGAGTTGAAGTTAGAGGTGCTTGCACAGCAGACTCTCATCAACGAACTAGAGCAGAAGGTGAGGGGCTACTAATGGCACGAACAAAGCAACTAAACATGGTTGCGATATTGAAAGCGTATGAAGCGGAAGCGAAACGTGCGGAGCGTAACTCCAAAGCCTATCGAGGTGAAGCGTTAGAGCAATATCTACTGGAGTACGCCAGCAAGATTAGACAACACAAACAACAAGCAGAAAGGGTACAGCAATGAAAGCATTAGCAACAACAAAACTAATAGAAATAACACTAGTCATAGCAATAGAAACATACAGCGACAACCATGACGGGGTGTGTGCGATGGATTACATCACCACATCAAACGATGCACACATCATCGCATGGGATGAGCGAACACTGGAAGCAACATACAAAGGAGAACAGCAATGACAACGGAAACTATCAGAGGAGAAATCGTACGCCAGTTTGAGGACTTACGTTTTCTACTGTCCGAAGGAATCAAAACAGGAGAGTTAGCACCAATGCAAACTATCGCCATGTTAGAGCAGTTGAATCAGGCGCAGTGGTTGATTGAACAGGGCATGAAACAGGCGGTAGCACAATGAGCACCGTGACCGAGACCCAATGGCAAGTTCAGTTTGTTGGTGATTACTTCACACTGACCACTTACATATCGGCAAGCGAAGAAGACCAAGCAATAGCAAACGCTACTGCCCAACTTGAAGACCTTTACGGTATGGATATGGGCAGAGACGCCTACGAAGCAGAAGCATTGGAGACAGAAGAATGAGCAAGGTCAAATACATCATCGAACACTTACAAGAAATGCCACACGACGAGAAAGTATGTGTCACATTGTGGACTAAAGAAGGGGTAGAGGAGTTACTGGAAACCGAACTCACCGAAGACCAATGGGATAAGTGCATTGACATTTGGGATAACGACAACCAGTCAGACCAGTGGGGTTGGATAGTTACATACGCTAAAGAACAAACAGAGGAGTCAGCACAATGACCTATCTAACAGTGGCGGTGTGGTTCGCAGTCGGATACGCAC